TGGTCCTGGCGGCCCTGTCCGACGCTCTTCCAGTCGTACTTGCCCTTCGCGTAGAACTCTACGCCGCCGGGCGTGTAATAGGTGGCACCCACGTTGCCGTCGTCACGGCGGTAGAGGACCACGCCCTCGACGACCTCGCCACGGAAGTTGATGCGCACACGGGCATGCTTCGCATCCACGGCGCGAATCGAAGCGAACTCGTGCTCGTCATCCGGAGGGGCGATCACCCAGTATGCGGCGCCAGCACTAATGGCCTCGGCGGCAGCCAGGTTGAACTGGGAATCCATGTCGTTCGCCTGCCACGTCTTCCGCAACAGGTCAACCACACCCATCTTGTCGTCGTCTGCGACACGGTACCCGTCGGGGATCAGAATCTCGGTGAGGACATCCACCGCCATTTTAGCGAACGGGGCCTGAATCTCCAGGACACGCGCCTTCGCAGGCAGGCTGATACCCACCGCGTCGAGGCGCCGTTTCCCCTCGTAGTAGCCCTCATAGGTGATGGGGCGGTAGGCGCCAGATGAGAACTTGGAGATCATCTTCTGGAAGCTCACATGAACACCTTCCACTCGCCTCGCGGAGCAGTCAGGTCCGCCCACTCCTTCGAGTTCTTCACATGTCTATACAGCATTCTAGCGCCGATCATGCACACGGCCAGGTCGATCTTCTTCGAGGACTTCGGGGACTCCTTCTTCACCGACCAGCGGCCCTTGAACTCATTCACGCGACAGTTCGACACATGCTCACCCAGGGCAGAGTCCCCATCATGAGTGAACGTCTGCTGCTGAATCTCCGTGAACGCCGTCTCCGCAGCCTCAGCGAACTGGTACGCGTGCGACCGCATATCCCAAGCGATCGGCGAAGCGGACATGCCGCCGCGCACCGCGGGGACGATCAGCCTGTCGCCGAAGTCCTCAGGCCACGCAGTACGGGTGAACGACTCCCACTCGCGCACGTCAGCCCAGAACGCGACCACGTTGTAGGTGTCGAACGCCTTCCGCACCCCAGCATCCACGGCAGCCACATTCACAACCCCGAGCGGCTTCTCAGGCTTCCAATGCCCGATCTTGAAGATGTGCCCGTCCTCCATGCAGCACCCCACGAGGGCCGTATGGTCATTGGACTTGGAGCCATCGAAGAACATGACGATCCGCTCCCCAGGCTCTACCTTCCGGTCAGGCTTACGGAGCTGCGTCCACTCCTCCAGGGTGATCCAGGACGCCTCAGCTGCGTTCGGGCGGTTCAGGAAGAAGCGAATGGAGCGCGACTCAGGGTACTCGGGAGACCAAATCTGCTCCTTGATGGACTCCAGGTTCACCCACGGACAGTCCTCATACACATACTCGAGGGCCTCCGTGAGACCGACCTGCCCCTCCTCAGGCTCGTCCGTCAGAACCGTATTCGGGGGAGCGATACGGGCGTCATAGAGCACCTTCGTCTTACCGCGCGTGAGGCCATCCTCCTGATCGCACCAAGCCTCAAAGATCGCCTCAGCCGACGACTGCTCGCCCGGCACCCAAGCGTTACAAGTACCCATGAACCGGCCACCCATCTTCGCCGCGTTCTGCTGAATCGTCTGCAACATGGCCGGCCCGCCCTGAGCAGGAAGCCAGTGCTCCAGCTCGTCGCCCACAACGAAGGACACCTCACCACCCTCCATCGAGTGCGCAGAGGATGTCATCTGCTGAAGCTTCCCCCCGCCCGGCGTCTCGATGAACGTCTTCGCCACCTCGAGGTCGTACTTGCGGGCGAGCGACCCCTTCTTCTGGCAGAACGCCCTGACCATGCGGATGGTATTCTGGGTTTGAGCCTCCGACGTAGCGACGATCTGCACGAGCGGCATGCTCATAGGCTTGGCGCGCACCCCAAACGGCTCATGTCGGTCGAAACCATCGAACCGGCAAGGGCCGAGGAGTTCGAACAGGCACAACGCGGCGGCGAACGGGGAATTATGGGTGACCACCATCGTCTCCCCCACCAGATACAGGCCATCCTCAGCCGCCACAGTGATACAACGAGCATCAACCGGAGGGACCCGGCGGGCATTGACGATGGTTCGCCCGTTCTGGAAGCCCTCCAGCACCCCACCAGGGACTCCCTGGGCGCGCAGCTCGTCCTTGTCTACGTCGGGGAGGCGGAGGTTGAAACACCCTTCCCGAGCCATGGCGCGCACATCGAGAGTGCGGCGCTTGCGTTTGGCTGAACCAACGAACTCATCCACCGTGAACAGGTGCTCGCCGGTGGCGGTGAGGACTGTGCCGTCGGAGATTTCCACCTCCCATGTGTCCCACTGGTCGATAGGGTGGACCTGGGTGACCTTGGTGGGCTTGCCGGACGGGTGGAACACGTAGTCTCCGGGGCGAAGGTCGCCGAACTTCCTCCATCCATTGGGGGTAAGAATGGGTGTGAGCAAGCTTACAGCTTTACCTGATCCCTTGCTTAACCTTCTAATTCCCTGCCTATACACAAAGGAACCCTTATGGGTAAGGGCGTAGAAGTGCAGAAGGAACTCGATCTGCCGGTCCGTCGGAATGAACGGCTGTCCAGCGCGCGGCCCGTTAGGCTGCACCAGGTTGTCCATCATCCAGGCGGCAGCATGATAGCCGAGGGTGCGCTCAGGGAGCTCGAGGGGGAGCGTGTCTGTTCGCTCCCGGGGTGCGGGGAGCGTCTCGGTCACTTCGCGGCCCGCGCCTTCGCCCAAGCCTGGAGAGCGACCACGCCAGCAGACTCAGCCTCGGACTCGTCCACGCGGTTGATCTCGATCTGCACGCGACGCCGATCTCCCTCGGTGAGGAGGAGGCTGGTGAGCATCGTGTTCACAGCCGCCAGCATCGTAGGCGAACGCCGATCCTGCATCTTGTAGTTCGACAAGTCATCACAAGTGGAGTAGAGGACGATCCAGTCAGACGGCTCGTAGTAGCGGGTGAAGGTGGACTGCTCCACGGCCTTCCACAGCTTCTTCGCGATCGGGTGCCAGTCGGGGTCAGGCTTCGGGGGCTTGACCTGCTCGGCGACCACGTTCACGGGCTCCACCCCTCCGTCGAGCTTACGCGCCTGAGTGGTGCGGTGCCCTTCCGTGCTGCGCTTCGGAATCGGTCCCTTAACTCCCATCATCGTCTCCTACAAGTATCCGGGGTGCTTACTCTTCGGCCGTGGGCCGCGAGCCTTATTGCCACGATTGTAGCGCCTCTTTCGCGCCTCAACAGACTGCTGCTGCGTCCTAGCCATATGGCAGTGCTGGCAGAGGCTCCTGAGATTGTCTGGCACGTGCGGGCCATCAGGGAAGATATGATCCACCTGATTCGCGGGGTTGCCGCAGAACACGCACACGCCACCATCCCTTTTGAGGACTGTCTGCCTGATCTTCGCCCAGTCCTTAGGGAGCTCCTTACGGCGACGAGATTGCTTACTCCACGCCACCAGCACTGACTCCATGAAGCTCAACATCCGCATACACTCCGCGATCAAAGAGCATGCGCGCCAGGATCGCCTCAACCCGACTGCGAGCGTCGATAAACCTGGCCTCCACCTCATCCAGGAGGTCATCGGCGACTGGAGCGCTCAGACCGAATGCCTCTAGGTCGTCAACCTCACGACTAGTCTCCCTCAAGGAGTCGACAGCCCGCTCAAAAACCTCCATCACAGGACCCCCATCTCCAGCTGGACCGTCGCGTCGAACCCATACCGGTCATCCACGAACATCTCCAACTGCTCCTCAAGGGCCTCCTGCGCCTCCTGGACGCGGATAACCGCCTCATCCTGCTCCGCGTCACGCCTATGGGCCGGAACATCCCAAGCACCGCACTGGTCGGCATCATTCAAAGCGTCGCGCAGCTCATCGGCGGCGCAGTCCATAGCAGCCAGAGCCACCCTCTCGTGCACCGACGCAATCCTCTCCACGGCGCTCATCGCACATCCCCCGGGTATGTCATAGACACGCCCTCGTTCGACGGGGAGCCTTCGCGGATGTCGAACAGGAACGACGGGGACGCGTCCTTCCCGCCGAAGTAGGCGTGCTGGATCGACAGGTAATCGCCCGGGTAGACGTACATGTCCCGCTGGCCCTCGTTGCGGAAGATGAGGGTGCCGTCGTTCGTGCGCTCGGGATGATTGTCGCAGAGGATGACGTCGACCTCAGGCTTGTTCTTGTCGCCGTAGACGAGTAGATACAGCATGGGTACTCCTTTCACCAGATGTTGGATCGCTTACTGGACGGGAGGGGGCAGGGCTCAATGCACGGGTGACCCATCTCGGCCAGCTCCCTGACCGTCGGATACGCCCGTCGCGCCTCCTTCGCGCACGTCGAGCACTTCCCCTGCCCAGAGTAGGGGCGCGTACCCGGCCAGTCCTTCACGGAGCTCCGTGAGGGGCGCATCTTCTGGCCGCACGATGAGCACTTGTGTTCGACGGTCCAGTCGATGAGCGCCTTGGGGGTGTGGCCTCGCAGCAACTCCCGGTAGCAGGCGTTGCAGGCTCCTCGCCCGCCGTAGGGCTTGGTGCCTGGGAACTCCTTCGCCGTCGTGCGCGGGGGCCGGTAGGGCTCGCCGCAGTGAGTGCACTTCGGAAACTGGCGGTCAGTGTTGGGGTTGGTCATGGTGGTCCTTTCGATGGCTGACCAGGAAAGTCTACCACGGCAAGGGGCTCTAGGTAAAGGCGAGGCCCGCCGGGCATACGGAGAAGGAAAGGAAACTTCACTCCGACCCATCCGGCGGGCCTCTATCAGCACGACAAGTCTACATGCGACTACAGCGACCATGCAACCCACCGGAAAACCCGGACAGTTCACCCCCAGAACCACCCGAGGCCACAGGAGGCGATCTGAGGGCCTTTCGGCACCCCACCCAGGCCAGCACACACACCCGCCCCTGTTCGGCTGTCCACGAGCCTCCTGGTGGCCTTCCTGGGGTGTGCGCCGCCCGTCGCCGAGGCCCAACCCTCTCTGGTGAGAGCTGACCAACTAGAGACGATCAACCCAACGCAACCACAACCCAACCCATTGCTTGGCACTAGAGCAAGGAAGTCTTCAAGGTCAGGTTCCGTCTCGGTACAGCAAGGAAGGGCAAGGACGACGAAGGTGTCTCTGAACGCTCCAACTCGATCAGGCAACCAAGGATCAACTAGAGCCAGGTACGTGACTAGTCAACGAACCATCTCCTCGTCCTTGCTCTCGTGGACCAACTGGACCACAGGCCAAGGCGACGACCAA